ACAAATCAAGTTCAATAGATTTATCGAGCAATTTTATAATAACAAAGTTAAAAACTAATATAAGCATAGATTATTCTAATAACCCCTGTCAACCAGATGATGATATGGAGAATGCACGTTGGTGAATTAAAATTTAAGTTTTTTCTCACCACCCCTACGAAAAGGGTCTATATTAATGCTTCGTTTATAGAGAATATAAACAGCTCGAATGTCCTTTTTCTGAACAAATTTGCTTGGAAAAGTTGCCAAACGCCACCAATCATAATACGTTAACAACAGCGGTTTGGAACTAATTCTTCCCATTATATAAGACCTAATAGCAAAGGAGAACCCACTACCCTTTAGATATTTTTTTAGATCAAAATAATTAGTGTTCAATTGTCTTTTGCTTACGCCAGATTTTGCAATATACTTATTAGCCATATCGATCCCACTTTGGTTGACCTCGACAATTTTATCAAGTATTTTTAACCGTATTTGTGGTGGTATGAACATTAATGCAAGAAACAATGGATGTTTAGTTGTTTGGTGATACCCAACGAATACCCCTATGGGAACGCTGTTCCAGAATAGTAATTCATCTTTGTATTTTGGATCAAAATAAAAAAAAGTGTAACATTTACCAATTATAAATTGTTTTGCTGATTGATTGTATTCTATAAGATCAGCTTCATTTCTGCCAGAGTAATATAACTCTTCGAACCATTTTAAATTTCTATATGACATGGTTGATTCGTTTGTATAAGCTTTTAGCCTCTGTATGGTTACGCTTGGTGACTCCATTAGTTATTTATGTGTTCAATGCCTAACGTTATTGATTCACTTATTACCTCCCCATCTTCAGTTGTAAAGTTATTTGATGGTAAGGCTATTTCGTCAACATTTAATATTATGTTTCCTATTGAATCCAGCATGGAGTTTTGTTCAACAATGAACTCAACATAAACAGAATCGATACCAGCAATATTGTCAACTATTTTTATTATGTCACTTTTTGGTATTTTATTTGTCCTCTTCATAGAAAGCATATAATCGCTAATTTCCTTTCTTATATTTGATCTTAATTCGTCTATGTTTACTTGTAAGCCATTTGATCCGTTTCTAAATGCATCAGCCTTTATAATCATTGAGTATGACTTTATTGTTGGGTTATATATAACAACATCTATGTTTTGACTTCTTTTCACGTTTATCATCTGTAGCAATCTGTCCTTTGTTGTGCTGTTCAACAATATCTTTTTGTGATTAAAATTAAAATAATCCTCACTGTCACCAACTATGTTTATTAATTTTGGGAAAAGATATGTTTCAAACAAATTTGGTTGGTTATTGTTAAAAATTTTTACATCACCAAAAAGATTAAGTTTTCTTAAGAAATAATCAAGACTTTTCATATCATGGATTATTCTGTTTTTGTTTGCGTTTGGTGCTAATAATTTTGTTTCCTCTATATCTTCTGGATCCGAACCAAACAGCAATTCTTGTTCTGGTTTTATTAAGAAAAATCTTTTCATATCAACAGGCTCACCATTTGATTTGTAAGCCACATCTATAAACTCAAAGATTGGAAAACTCTCATTACCTTTTGACCCATGAATTATTGGATAAAAACACCTTATCTCATTACCAGCCAAAGGTATTTTTGAATTTATAGACTTGCCAAAAATAATGTCTATGCCGCCAGTCAAACCAGTTCTAACCATAACATTTAATTCTCCATAGACAAAATCTTCAATACCATCATGTATGTCAGCATTTTCTCCATTTACTTGTATAGTTATATGATTTGTATCTATCATATCACTTTTTGTTGGTATAGAATATGTTTGTATGTCCCGACCATTGCCAACAAATGTTGTTATCTTCATTTCGCCCTGAATAACGTTCAGTGACATTTTTTTATCATTAATTATATCATATTTTATGAAGTCATCGCCCAAATTAACATAATATATCAAATCGTTTTTTATACATCTTAATTTCATATAATTTGGAAGATATATGATATTTGTTAGTTCTGATAAATCAAGACCTTTGTTCAAAGATAAAGCAATTGAACATGTTGCACCCGTGCCTCTATGGGCAGAGTGACCATTTAATTCAGCAAGACCATAGATTGATTCTCTTCTATTGGCTGTTTGATATGACATTTCATTTAACGAATCTTTCACATAGTAAACAAGAATCTTAAGATGATTATTGAGAACCAATATTATTTGACCAAATGGATCAGAATAACTGAATATTTGTTTTATCTGTTTATATTTTTTTATAAAATGGTCAATAGTCTTATCTATGAGTTGTTGACCCTTTATATCCTTTTTATCTAAAAACTGTTGTGACATACCAAAATTTTCATTATGTATTTATACACATATACAAGAAAGGAGAGATATGATACCTCTCCTTTCATGAGTTAATAGAAAAATAAAACTATTTAATCTTTTGAGAATTCTGCAAATTCATCATCCTCTTCTAATCCAGCTGGTAGTTCATCATTTTCAGCATAAACGCCATTATTTTCTGGTTCCACATTTGTTTCTGCAAATTCATCTGTGGTTTCTATCTCTTCAACTTCTTCTTCAACTTCTCCTTCAACTTCCATCTTCATACCACTTTTTGAAACTGTTTTACCAGATGCAACTGTTTTACCTGCACCAAAATAAGACTTACCATATGTCTTTTTATAAACAGTATCAAACACGTGATCATCTTCCAAAGTCATTCTAACAGATTCAATAATCATTTGCTCAAGTTCTGGCGTCCATTCTTTTGCTTCATAGTCAGCCAGATTTGGTGATTCAGCTTTTAGGTAGTTAAAAATGGCAACTACATATTCTTTTGATTTTTCAATCTTACCCTCGTATCCAGGGATTTTTAGGATAGTTGTGTTCTTTTGGAATTCAGATTGCTCATAACTTGTCATAGTTTTCTTTTGACCAGTTTTGTCATCTTCATATTCTTTTTCACGAACATCAACAATAAAATTCACACCATCAAATGGGTGACTATAATTAACCCCAACCTTTTCAACAGATGGATCACTTGTTGTGACCTTTTCAATGATTTCTTCAACTTGTTTAGCAAATCTAAAGATTTTTACTTTTCCATTGAGGTCTGGTTGTATCGAATCTTTTATTATTTGAAATAAAGTGAAAGAATACTGTTTTCTGCTGAAATGTCTTTTACCAAGAGATTTCAATGCTGGTGAACTTGAATTTCTACAATAGAAAAACGCCTTTGTTATGATGTTATCTCTTTGTCCCCAATTTGATGTACAATCAACAACCAATTTACCATCTGGGTTATCTGGGTTTGGTAAAAAGTACATGAATTTCGTTAGAACATTCAATTTTTTCTCTGGCGTATTAAAAGGATTTGGAACAAATCTTCCTAACGCTCTGTAATTTTTGTTTAATACACCATCTTGTGACAATGAAAGATTATAGATATTTTCATCACCACCGCCAGAATCAGCTACTTCATGTACAACAACATCATCAATTGTGTTGTCCATTATGCCGCCAAATTCTAAATTTTCTTCTACTTGTTTTTTGACAGATTCTTTGCTGTCTTGCTTTTTTGTGTCAGCCATGTTTTTAATTTTAATTAATATTATTGATTTAAATGATTTTACATAAAATAAACCATGAATTATTAGGATTGTTACAAACTATAAAACAAATAAAATTTTCTACCATTTATTATATGTTCAGATGATTTTCTCGTTGTATTTGATTTAATACAATCATACATGGCTATTTTTTCTTTGTTATCAGATAAACTATCAAATTTATCATAAATATTTATAGAATGAGATTTGTCTTCCATGTTATCATAAAGATATTTACACAAATAAAAGAACTCCATATCATTAATGTCACAATTGTTTTTCGTGCCAGCATAAACGAATACGCCCATAGTGACAACACAATCATCCATTCTAAACCATTCTACAAAATCGAGATAATCGAGATAATCTATAAAAGTTCTTATGCCATTCTCTTTTGTCTGCCCCCAAGTACCGTCACCAAATAATTCATATATTATTGTTTCACCATCAGAGTCAACAACTATGTTGGTAGTGGTTATAATATCAAAATCTTCACTAACAGCCGTATTGTCAATAACACATATGTTATTAAAATCAAATTTTTTGGTTGTACTCACAACATTATATAAAATAAATCTATCATTATTAGACATTTTACCCATTGTTTTTTTGTCAAAGAATAATTGTAGATAATATGATATATAATCCAAATAAGGTTTATCATACCTTATCTCGTCAAGATTGTGATTATTTATATAATTTATTACCAAAACAATGCTCCGTTTATATCGTTTAAATCATATTTTAGTTCATTAGCCCCATCGATAAGCTTAAGCATACTGTTTACAGGTGCTAATATCAATGTTTCAAATTGTTTTTTGTAATCTGCTTTTGGGTGTGTGTGTGGCAATCCTTCATTTATAGGAAAACCAAAAACCATTGTTTTTTTGGTACTACCCTTTACATAATAGACACCTATTCTGTCACCATTTGATATGAGTTTATATTTTTCGCACCCAGTTTGTGTTTTTATCCAGTTATTATAATAACCAGCTGCTTTACTGTTCATTGGTGCGCCAGAAACAAATGTTAATGGGTTGTCTGATGATATGTATTTGTAAACATCGTTGACCCTTTCAACAGCACATATGTCTTGTATATCACATTTATTGAACATTTCTTTTATTTGTTTTACTTCATCTATTATGGGTTTCATCTTAAAATCAGATGTTTGTTCCATAATCTTTATTGTTATTTTTTTAAGACTTTCTCTAACAAATTTTGGCTTACTTCCTTGATTCATTTCAACACCCTTTGGGTTAAGTTTTTCTAACAATTTGTAAAAAGAACCCTCTGACCAACTTGTGTTTTTTATATATTTTTTCTTTTTTATAAAAAGGATTGATGCATTTATTTGTTCCAATCCAAGCCCGAAACTTTCTTCACCATCTGGTTTTGTTCTGAACGCCCCCCATTTATCACAATACTTTTTCATGGATTGTATAGAGAATTCATTTAAAATGTGTTTATGTGTATCTAAACAAAATTCCCTCCTCCAGGAGTTTATCTCATTTGCCTTATCATTTAGCAGATTTGTTTTATCGGTTAAAGATAAACCAACTAATTTGTCTTCGTATTTTAAATCAGTATCCTTTTTGAATTTTATCCATTCTTCTGTGTTATTTATGACATTCTTCATGTGAACAAAAACAGAATCAGTATCAGCATAAACAATAACATCTTCGTCTAATTCTTTTGTCACGGTTATCCCCATTAATTTGTGTGATTCTTTGTCATTGTGCCACTTATTTCTGAAGTAATCGTTGAACTCTGAAATTGTATATTTTAGTAAATCTCTACTTTGCGACGTGACACTACTTGCAACATCTATATTAAACAATGGAAATCCAGACCAACCAAGAACACCATAAATAGAATTCATTATAATTTTCATGGCTGCAGCCTCATTACCATAAATCATAGACAGTTTTTCAAGCCTACTTATTTCTTCTGCCCTATTTATACTATAATTGTCGATATTTATGTGTTTTGGGTTATCAATTTTCGTCCCATTTTTGATAGCATTTAATTCGGCATCGATTTCCTTATTCCATACCTTACGTTGAACCCTACCATTAAACAACGAGAATACCATTTTTCTTAAAGAAGAATCACCTTTATCTTTTAAATAAACTATTCCGTTTGGTGATATTATGTGTTTAGATTTATCTATTTTTATTTCCTTTTCGTCAGCATCAGATGCAAATGTTATGTAATCAGATGTTTTTCCAATCTTTGTGTCTATTCCATAATTAAAAGCCATCATACCAGATGGAAACATGGACGTAAAATCATATATCATAACATCATCGACCATACCTCTTTTAAGCGGTTCCAAAACATATCCGCCAGCGTATGTTGAATTTTCATTGTTGAATTTGTTTATGAATACTTGATTGTTTTCATAATACCAGTCACAAAACAACTTTTCGCACATCATACCAGCAAACAATGAATCATGTATGGGAACGCCAACAAAAGATGAAAGTGCCAAAGGCGTATCAAATGTGTTTGTTTTCCTGTCTATAAGTTGAACGAGAATGCTATCAACGGCATTATAAAATAAAAATGTTTTATAATCATTTCTGTAAAGTTCGTCAAGAGTTGACGGGTGATGAACTTTATTGATACCAAGAACATTTTCAGCAACAGCATCAAGAGATAAAGCTGTTTTTAATGACCTATCAAATTTTCCATAAATTTCCATATAATCAAGAGTTGGTGAATGATATGGTACAGGAATGTTTATCTTCTCTTGATTTTTTGCATATTTATCAGCAACACGTAAAACAAAATGGTTATTTGTTGGACTAGCCTTGTGCATAAACTTATAATTTCTTTTATATTGTTCAATATTATCAAGATCAAACCCATACATTGTTATACCACGATTTGACAAATATTGATCATCAAATTTCAAACTGTTCCAACCAAACAACATGTTTATTTCATGTTTTCTTTTATTGTTCATAGCTGTCATAAGCCGCTCTTCTGATTCATACATTGTGTAATTAACAATATATGGTTCTTTCAACAAACTTTTGTCCTTTATCTTTTTGACGTGTTCATTTATCCTTAATTCTATGCCATTTATGTCACTCATTGATAATTGTTTCAATCCGAAGATTTCAACTAAATATCCCGTTACAAAAACATTTGATAACACAGCATGTTTTGGGTTACCCGCATTTGGGAAAGAACCTATGGATTCAGTTTCTATATCGAAAAATGTTTTTTCTGGTTGATTCTGTTTATAAAACAACTCTTTTAGGTCTTTCGGTAAACCCTGAAGAAGTTCATATATTCTATATTTTGATAATTTTTTATATTTTTTAAGGGGTATTTTCCTTACAGAATTACCGTATGCGGATTTAAAATTTTTATCAGCATATGGGTTGTTTGGATTGCACTCTTCCCATTCGTACAACTCTTTTTTTGATATGTTTAATTTTTTTAGCTGTTTTTTACCATTGTTGTCCCAATAAGAAATGAATATATGTGATGGCAGACCATCTACTAAAACTTGTTCTAAATGTATCATTTTTTTGTTAAAATTTACAATTAAAAAACTGTTGGAACAAAAAATTGTTACAATTCACTGTCATTAGCCTTTTTACTGTTTTTTATTGATTCATTCTCGTTCCATTCCTCTTGTGTCATAAAGTTAAACCTTTTAACAAACAAATATTCTAAATCAAACGCTGGTTCTCTATCAGCACCAGTAAATCTTGTCATTTGATCTATATTTGATAGAACCTTTGTGTTCTTTTCAGCCTCTTTTGCCTCTATATAATGACTAAATGATTCCCATCTATATTTTATTTTATTTTTTATACCTTTATCAAGTATGGATTCTGGGTGTTTTATATAAACAAGTGCTAATGTTGGCTGTTTTATTAAATTTGAAAATTGGTGTAACACCCTATCCAAATAGTTATAAAAGTTTATTTCGTCATAAGGAACCCCATCAGCCTTGTACAATGATAATTGACCAACATTACCACCCTTATTGTATCTACTTGATGGTATTTTTGAACTTCTTATGAAGTTCTCTCTAAAATAATCCACTATGTCCATATTTTTCAAATCCCAACCACTAAATTTGACGGTGTCAACTTCTGGTTTTCTGCCGTTTCTTTCAGCAACAACTATATTATTCATATAATTAAATGATGATTCTCCATTGATTCTAACAATACCGTTGTTGTCAACTTCAAAATTGTCCATATATTTGTTTCTTATTTTTGATATAGCCATTTTTGCTTTGTGCGACACTTTTGTCATTATTGGAACAACCATCTTCTGCCTATACATAGAATTTAATATGGTCCAAGCAACAATGGAGATTTCTATTCTATTCATTATATTGAAATCTCTAATTATGCTGTCAGCATAACTAATCTTTCTATTGTAAACCATAGTCATTCTTGACTTTGGCAGATTGTTTCCATCTATGTAATTATAATCAACAACAATTATCTCGTCCTGATCATAATAATTTTGTTTATATTGCCATATCTTCCTTTTTGGGTTATCATCATATCTACCCTCTTTTAAGTAAATTACGTTTAATTTTTTGATACTATCTATACCAACAACAACAACACTATCATATTCAGCTTTTTCGTTTTCTTTGTCATAGCCAGTCATTATAGTTTTATATTTTACACTTTCAAGAAGTTTAATTTTTTTTATTGAAGCGTTTTTGCTTTCAAACAATTTTTTTCTATTTGTCTTGTCTTTATTTAAATCTATATCTACTAATTTCAGATGTTCTTTCGTTTTCTCTATCTCTTTTTCTATCTCTGATTTCTTTCTGTATTGAAATTTTATTCTATAGGCAAGTTTACCATAACATGACCATTCAAAAAATCTTGACCATGCCTCTATATGATTGTCGAACCCAAGAAGAGATAATACCTTTTTGTCACTTTCTATTATTGTTTTTTCTATTGATTCGCTAACCCCAGACACGCCCAATTCATAGAATCTTCCACTTGTGTCAGGAACAATGGCATTATCACACAATTTTTCTATTGTATCTTTTAATTCGTTGTTCAAATCCACTTGTTTTCTTATATAATCATACTTTTCATCAACATTCATATCATGTGTATCATCATTCATGACATCTTGTGTATCATCATACAATTCGTCATCATCAAGTTCTCTATCCATGCTGCTGCCAGACATTTTTGATACGGCACGTGAGTTATTGTTCAGCCTGCTCTTTGAAATCAATTTTGTTGTGGAAATTCTGTTGTAATAATTATAGATCATAATGTTTGTGTGTATGTTGATACATAAATAATAAAATATATTTATTAGTTTTTGTTACAACAAGATGGAAGTACTAAAAGGCACAATTGTTAAAATAAGCGATGACACGTTTTCTGGTATCATAAAATGTAGGATCAATGGGTTGTACAACAGTGAATCAATAGGAAACATAAGCGACAATGATTTGCCAAACATATACCCAATGTACTCACCCAACCAAAATTCTTTTTATACGCCAAAATTGGGTGATGAGGTATATGTTGTTATGGATAGGGATAACAAGTATTCTGGGTTGTGGTTCGCTAAATCAAAATTAACAGAATATCTTAAAAACAAATTGAGCAGTGATTATGAGGGATTTAAATCAATAGTTGTGGACGAAGAAGAAAAATTAGAAATATATTATTCGAGGGGGGATGGCGTTATTATAAAATTGGATAAAACATTTATAAACATAAAAAACAACGAAATTGTTTCCACAAACGAAAATAGGACTCTTCATATAAAAGACGACATGATATCTCTTGGTACATTAGACATATCCGCAGAACCATGTACTCTTGGCAATAAAAATGTGGATGCTTTAAATGAAATTTCTGATGAAGTAATAAGTTTTGCTGATGAAGTAATAAAGTATTGTTTAGCACAAAAATCTGTAACATCGTCAATAGCGTATTTAGCTCCATTAAATGCTGGGTATTTGCCATTAGAACTTGGAGCAACTCTAATAAAAAATATAATAGAGAACAAAATAAAATCAGTAACGATACCAAAAACTTTAAGTGAATTAACGTCTTTGGATTAAGGAGTATCTTTTTTTATATACTTCATAATTTCTTCAGACAATTTTATTGACGGTCTATCGTCACCACTATTTTGTGAAGCAAACCCCCCAGCTGCATTTTTAAATATACCATTGTTTCTTATGGGGTTGTTTTCATCATTATATGGTTTGTTACTATTTTCACGTATGGCAAAAGCCGCTCTAATGTATTCATCTATAATGGTTGACATAGAATCATGTATAAGTTCAGAAAATTTTGTGCCAAATCTGACAGACATTCTTGTTATATGGTGTTCTGGCTTACCAATTGTATATGGCGTTTTCATGGCAAATTCAAACGCTTCCCTTGAACTTTTGTCCACAACAGATTTTATATTAATTGATAGTTTGTTTTTGTCTAATCCCATTTATTTTATTTTATATATAACATCTGATATAACATAATATGTTTTGTCTATCTTTATATGAGTAGGTATTATCAATTCATTGTATATGACAACCACAACATTTTTTTGTTTTTCATCAGAATATTCATGTATTATCATTTTCTTTTGTTTGTTTTCTTTTGTAAATGAAGAAAAAATAAAAAAAGATTGTTCTCCAAACAAATTTAATGTATCATTTGATACCACTATGCTGCCACCATCTGTCACATAGGTAACGTCATCTGTTTGTTGGGAAAATAGCTGTGAGGAAATTATGAGTGTTGAAATTAATGTTATTATTTTTTTCATAAAAATTCTGGGGGTTTATAATTTATGCTTTTTAATATTTTATGATCTGACACCCTATATATAACATAGATATTGTGCTTTTCATTAAACCTATAATAAGTTTTTATACCATCTAAACCATATTTATTAACTGATTCAATGGCTTCATCTATGGTTTTACAAAATTTTGACATATTGCTTTTGTGGACTTTTTCCAGATCTCCAAAAACCATATCAGCTATACCTCTTTCGTGTGCGAAACCAATGATAACATATATTAAATCAGCTATGGCATCTCTTTGTTCAATATGATTGTTATTTATTGTCGCCATTGATAATTCGAAAAATTCTTCTTCTATCAAGTCAAGTCTAAGATTTGTTCTTTCTTCTGACATGTCTGTCAATTTATTGGAAATTGGTTGTTCACCACATTCCATGAATTCTCTTACCATACTAATTAGTTTGTTCATTTTATTATTCAATTATGTTTATGTGGAGTTCATTTTTTATAAATTTGAACCCTATTTCTAAAAATTCTGTTGATATATTAAATCTCCTTTTTGTTTCAGATAAACCCAAGAGAGATATATGGTTTAATAACAATGGATATGTAGTCATGTTTGTCCTTTTATACCCATTTTTTGTTTTACACGCAATAATTATAGATTCTATCAGATTACTGTTTTCACACAAGTTCGATTTGAAAAATTTTTTGTCCCATTGTGGCAACAATGATGGTGTGTGACATTCGCCCACAACATCTTTTAATTCCAGTGCCATTATTGGGTGCTCTTTTTTTACCACATTATAATCATATAATTTCATAATCAAAATTTTAGTTTTATGTTACGCAATATTATCGCATAATCGCTATTTTCTGGACAATAACCCCTTTTCAACAAATAATCCAAATAATCTTCGCCATTTTTTATGGGTCTATAATTTTGCCATAATTTATAATCATCTATACTTTCTTTCCAAGAGTTATATATAGAGTGATTATCGTTAGTCTTTCCTATTGAAGTTGTTTCTCTTAATTTTGGTACTTTCATGCCAAACAAATTGTTATATTTTAAACATTTCTTGCTTTTTAAGTGACCTGTTTCCAACATGATTTGTTTCCAAATTATATCTGGGTTATCAAAATTTTGTTTGCAATATTCATAAACATTTTTCTTTGTTAATTCGTTATCGATTTTATTTTCGACAACCACAAACGATTCTGTTTTAGCATCAATTGATCCAACGCTGTTCAATAAAAAGGTGGTGATTAGTAATAGAATTACCATTTTTTTCATAACTTGGAGCTTTTATTAAAAAATAATAAACCCACTTATGTTCATCTTGTTACATTACAAATATATGTTTTTTTTATTATATGTCGCCTATTTTATAGGGTTGCATTTGTGACAGTTAAACTATGTCGTTGCTGTTCTTGACTTTTATTGTTTTATTTAACCTTTGGTTTATTTTTTCCAAAGACGAACCATTGTCGGAAACAGACGAATTTATATTCGTCAAAAGAGTTGACAAATTTTCTATGGCTGACAGAAGTTTAGTGCTGCCATTGGCGTCACCATTGTCTGAAACCAACGGTTGATCTGACGGTTGATCTGACGGTGCTTTGTCCACTTCTGGTATGTTTATACCATTAACAGAGCCAATCACTTCGTGTGTTACTTCGTTTATGTTTTTGTTTTGTAATTCTAATGATTTGACCCCACCAAGATTTTCCATAGCCGATGTTAGTAAATCAAATTTTTCTATGGTATCTTTATCAAGTGTATTCAAAACAGATATGGTTTCACCAAGATTTTTGTTGAACAGCGGTAAACTTTTTGAAAACTTTGATAATGGATCAGCCATCATTTTCAATTTTACTATTGATTCGATCTCGATCAATTTCAAGCCATTCTGTAGACCAGCAAACATATAACTTATTGATAAGCCCAAATCCTTTGCATCGCTGCCTGTTTCAGATGAAGATGATAATGATGATATCAAATCAGATACAGTTTTTAGTGGGGCTGATAAATCATTAACCAAACCTATGCCCTTTTCTATGTCACCACCACCCCAATCAAAGAATCCATCTGTTTCAGAATCAGCCCTACCAACAGATGCAAACAATGATGGTATAACATCTAAAATTGATGCTATGTTTGTTCTAACTGTGCCTATATCAAAATCAATAACTTGCCAGGCTTTTATGCCATCTGCCAAGTCTATCAAATTTTTTCCTAAACCCATTGTAGAACTTATACCCTTTTCTACATCGCCTTGACCCCAACCAAAAAAACTTTCACCTGCTTCATCTTCTCTGCCAACAGATGCAAACAATGATGGTATAACATCTAAAATAGATTTAACATTTGTTCTAACCAAATTTATATCAAAATCGATGGTTTCCCACGCCTTTATGCCGTCTGCTAATTTTATCAGGTTTTCACCCATATCCATTGTAGAACTTATACCCTTTTCTACATCGCCTTGACCCCAACCAAAAAATCCTTCGCCAGCTTCATCGCTTTTGCCAATTTCTGAAAATATGAATGGCAACGTGTTTAACACCGTTGATACGTTGTCTTTAACTAATTCGATATCAAATGTTAAACTCTCCCATGCCTTTATGCCGTCTGCTAATTTGTGCAAATTCTCGCCCAAATCCATAGTCGCATCTATACCATCTTCAACATCATCCCAATCAATCCCATCCTGTGAAAAAGCTTCAGCAAACGAACTTATCGAATAATTAAATTCGTCTGCATTTTCTCTTGACCACCCACCAGCATCTTTGTATGTTTCCATACCATAACCAAGAGTGGATAAAGCTAAAGCCATTGATAATATGGCTGGTATTTTAAATGGTATTGTTAGTGTATCCTTTAGACTTATCTGATTAAATCCACCCGTTATACCAGATATTATGTTAGAAAATTTGTCCCCCTCAAAATCGCCAACCTCATTTAATTTTTTTAATCCAAATGATAGTGGTATCAAAGAAGCACCAACCGCAGCGAACGCCAAAGCACCCAATACCATAAACCCAGCCACCACCGGTATACCAGCTAATGCATATACACCACCAAGTGCAGTTAACATAATTGGTAGTTTCCACAGCATATCACTATTGTCTTTCATAACGTCTGAAATTGTTTGTAGTGGTGACGATATTATCCACAAAGATATACCAATTGCAGCAAATGCCAGTGACCCAAGCAATATGTTTTTTGCAAATTCTCCTGCTATACCAAAAATAATGGCTGTGCCACCAAGTGCCAACGCTAATAATCCCAAGTTAGCCAATCCAACGTCTGCCACATTGTTGGACGATATACCTAACATATAGCTAAAAGCCAATAATGATAATCCCATACCAAACACTGAAAGCGATCCTTTATTTATGTTATCATTGTGTTCCCCAATCAATGAAAAAACTATGGCTGACAACGCCATAAAACCAAATGCAGCCATAAGTCCGATTATACCACTACCAGACAAAGTTGTACCAAGTATTAGTGCAGATAGCCCCAAAGAGCCACTAAATGCCAGTAAACCTATACCAACACTTTTTAGTGCATCACCACCCCTATCCATACTATCCAATGTTTCTGGCGTTAGAAAAGAAAAAGCTTTTGATAATGACCACATTATTGGTATTAATAAAAATGAACCAATAGCAGAAATGGATAATAGGGGTGTTGCGATACCTATTAGTGCAGCAGTACCCAATATACCTTTCGTTGCTGTTGATAAATCATTTAGCGATTGTATCTTGTCTTTGTCCAAATCAACCTTGTTTATAGCGTTGCTTATTGATGATATTGTAGAAGTTAATGATTCTGAATTTACAGAGAGTGATTTTGAATCTATGTCGCTTATTGATTTAACTAAATCTATTATTGATTTACTTTTTTCCTTGTCTAAACCATTTATAGATTCTATCATAGATTCTACTGAACCCGATGAAAGCGGTGAACCAACTTGACTTGGTTGGCTGCCCTGTGGTTGTTCGTTTGGTTTAGAAGACACGAATTGTTCAAGAATATTATTTAACGCATCATTTGTTTTTGATGTTTCTTCAACAATTCTTTCTAATAAGTCTATATACATTCTTATCTTTTGATTATATATTCATATGTGCTTTATGTTTTTTATTATATGTCGCCTATTTTATAGGGTTGCATTTGTGACAGTTCAACTACAAAAACCATAAACAAACATGGTGTAACAAGATTATTTATAAAATGTTTATACTAACAAAATTGTAGCATGATAAAAAAAGAAAAAATAAGATTTGGTCTTGAAAGAATAACCAATACGCATTGTTTTATAAAAACTTATATAAATGGCGTTATAGAATATGCAAATGTTTCTGATGGTATTTCTAGTGGGTTCAACTTTATACCAGAGGAAGAGTATGATACAATAAATCACTATTTTGTTGAAAAGAAAATTGTTCTTGTTGGCGGAGGTGCTTGTGGTAAGGATTATTACAAAGATTATATGATTGGCGTTGGGTTGATACCGGACATATCGTACACAACAAGACAAAAAAGACAAAAAGAAGTTGATGGAGTATCATATAATTATATATCAAGAGAAAAATTTGAAAGCATGATTGTTGGAGCAGAATTTTTGCAATGGAACAAATTTGGAAATGACAATTATTATGGTACTACAAAAGAATCATTTAAAAGCAGTGATATCTTTATAATGACACCAAATGTTCTTAATTGTATGGATAACAGTGTTAGAGAAAAATTTTTTGTCATATTTTTCGACATAGACGAAGGCTTAAGAAGAGAGAGGCTTAAGAAGAGAGGTTATTCAGATAAAGATTGTGAAAAAAGATTTGATATAGATAAAAAAACCTTTGATAATTTTAATAGCTTTGATATGGTTGTAACAAATCCAAATTTTATACCTTAGTCTGGCTTGAAATTAGATTCTATTGCTCTTGGGTTATTATTTATGTCTTGTGCATCGTCTATTATATAAGCTAAACTTGGTTTTTCAACCATCGTTTTGCTCATTAATCTTGCTGTTATTTCTTTTGGCACCACCTTTTTGAAAATTCTTATCATACCTATATCGTGGTCACCAAACATCAGGCTAACACTACCAAGTTCTATTGTTTTTGGTCTAATTATGTTATCATCATATGTGATCTGTTTAAAAACATTCTCTACTTTTTCCAGTATTTGTATAGAATTCAAGTGATCCGATATGTTTATTGCTACATAAATTTTTTTGTCGTTTGGTATAATTATGTTTGTATTTCTACCGAAAATTACCATTTTGTTGTCAATGATTTCTATATAACCATTGCCTATTTTTATCAACCTCGTATCAGAGTAAATTCTTGTGTGGAAAACAATACCAAATTCTTTATTTGTTATTTTATTTATATACTTAACAGATTCACCATCACCACCAAACATTGTGTACCCATCAGAATTAAACACAACACCCTCAATGACTTCTTCTCTACTCATATCTCTATATATTTGTGGTGACATGTTTTGTCTTAAGTTTATGTGGTCTTCTTCTTCATTGTTGAACTCCTCTCTGAATATATCATCATCTATATCAATATTCTCATGTAACCCATCGTTTTTGTTCAGAACTGATTTGTCATCGACATAATTCCCAAAAGTGAGATTCCAAAATGTTGGTTTGCCATTTATTCCTCTTTGTAAAATTGAACTCTCAACAACATACATACTGTTTGTTTGTTTTATATATATATAATCACCATCAAATGGTTTTTCACCATTACCAAAAATTGATTGGAAGTAATAATAGTCAATTTGTGCATCAAAGGTGTTGAACTCTGCCCCCCACTCACTTATAACTATTTCATCTATTTTTGGTAATTCGTTGTCTTCTGTTATTAAATTTAGCTCTTTTTGTTCCACAAATTCTTTTTCTGCGTACTCTTTAAATCTATTATCTTGCGACATTGGCTTTATTCTGTTATATAGAACACATGTTATACCGTCATTAGCATTTATAAAGGAGTTTAAGTCCCTTTCTATTTTTTCTGCCAGAATGCCAAATTTGTGTAATCCTATATTGTTTGTAAATTTAAAATCACTGAATTCTTTTGTCGGTAAGACATTTTTATATTTTATGATAAACCCAATAATTTTATCAACATTTGATGTGTTTTTTATGTAGAGTTTTATGCTATCTGGCGAACCGATTGAGTTTATTTTGTCTATGTTATTTTCTTTAGATATTTTGTTGTTTGTTGTTTCAGAAAATGTGAATAATATATCATTATCATAACCATCTGTGAACTTTATGTTGAAATCAGTGATACTGAAATCAAACTTTATATTAATGGTTTCAAGTCTGTTTGGACCAATTGTTATTTCTTTTGTTATTATTTCTATATCCATTTTTGTAACAAAATAAATCATTTACAGTTAATGTAAAAATTATTTATTATGGAATTTACAAAAATTATGTTTTACATAAATTTGCTTGGACAAATACAGACATATAGACTTGCTCGTGAAATATTAAAACAATCATATGAAAATGTGGGAATGTTTGATTATTACAAACTAATTGATAACAATGGCAGAAAAATAGAGAACCCTGTCATAACCAACAACAACATAAAACTTATGTTACCAATACCAGATGACATAAGGGATGAAAAAACAATTGATATCTACATAAACGATCAAAAACAAATAATAGACGTTCTCATATACGAGGCTGGTGTCGGTTCTATGTTTTATATAACTTTTGATAACATGTTCACAGAAGATGATGAAAAATTGGTTGTTGTTATAAATTATAAATTAGAAATGAAAAATCTGTTGATTTCCACTCTTCTGTGGATTTTTATTCTTTTGTCTTTCCTTGCTGAATCTATGTTATATTTTAAATAAATAACATAAATTCTATTTATGATACCATATAACCTAACAAAGGGTAATTGCAAGCCCAAAAATAAATCAAACATATTCAGATTTATATCTGGCGGCATATTAAATTTATCAGAAGAGTTGTTTTTTGATTTATCAGAATCAGATATGTTTATATGTAGTAGCACAAGGCAGAAAATAAAATTAGATCCGAAACAAGTTGTGAGAATCGATTGCAATTTCATAGCATTACATGATAAATGTGACAATTTTTTATTGGCAAACGCCATAAAAAATAGGACAAACGACTCCAGAATAGAGGTTAGTATAACCTCTATCGTTAATGATAATGTGGAGGATTTCTCTCTTGATATTGTTTATGAAAACATGTTAGATGAAAATGTTTATAATTGGTCTAATTTTGATAATCAACCATATAATTATTCTATAACCAATTGGGATGAAATTGTTGGATCATGGAGTTTTTATTCTACCATTAATTCTACCACCAATATAATAATGTTTAAAGATTTTACAATTTCTGGCTATGAGTTTCAGGTTGTTAATGGTGCTGACACAATTTTTTATGTTGAAAAAATAGAAAACAACAGTAGAATGGTTCTTGAACTTAAATACTCATCTGGGTTAATAACACTGATATCAATATCAATTAATGGCAGATTTGTCGTTGATGAAACAAAAATAGTTTATGGTTTAACTGATCAAACCAATTCAAATAGCGAGGTATTTTTTAGATATGTTAGTGTTTTTGATGAAATCATAAAGCATTTTGTATCACATTCTCTTAATAAAAAAGAATACTATATCTATAATCACAATGATTCATCAACAACAATAGATTCACTTAGTGGAACTTTGTGTGAAGACGAAGATTTATTGTTGGATTCTGATTGTTTGTAAAAACAAATACTTGTAACAATCTAACACTACAAAGGTTTTTTATGGGTAAATAATTTAAATATTAATCAATTAAAAACAGAAAAATTATGACAAAAGCTGATTTAATTACTGGCGTAAAAGCTGCAGTAGAAAAAGAAACTGGTAAAGACGTTTCAAAAAAAATGGTAAAATCCGTAATCGATTCCACGTTGGAAGCTATTAATGGATGTATGGAAAAAGGTGAAGAATTATTGTTACAACCTGTCGGAAGATTTGGTGTAAAATTCAGAAACCCTCGTAAAGCAACTAACATGACAACTGGTGAGCCTATTGCTGTTCCAGCCAAATATGTTCCCCATTTTTCTCCAACTAGCAAATTGAAAGATGCTGTTGCCTCACTACCTGTTGAGTAACTACAAATTTACAGTTTAAGTTAAAAGCCTATGGTAAAAATATCATAGGCTTTTTTGTAACAATCTATTCATAAAACAGTTTATAACATATGTTAAACTTACAAATAGATTTCACAAAACATGATACTGAAAATGTTGTAAAAATATCAACAGATAACATAAGAAAAGAAATCGAAAGCATATTATTAAGGGTTCACACACAATCACAAAAACAAGAAGTTGTTGATAGGGATGGCGGTTTCAATATAGCTTGTCCCTTTTGTGGTGATTCAAAAGATAACCCAAACAAAAAAAGAGGAAACATATATTTGGACACAAACACGTTCAAATGCTACAATTGTACAATATGGATGCCTCTTGAGGAATTTTTCCTAAAATTCAACTCTGATGTTGGTTTTAAAATAGCCAAGTTTGATCTTGAAAATTTTGTGTCCAAAACAAAAACAAAAATTTCGTTGTATGATATATATGATATAGGCAACCAATACATAGAAAGAGGGTCACTAATGAAAGAAATGAAATTGAAAAATATAGTAGACGATTATAAGACGGCAAAATATTTGGAAAGTAGAAAGATAGATATAAATGATAGAAGATTGGCTGTTAATAGTTTTTCAAGAAGTATAGTATTTTTTAATATGCATGATGATAAGGTCATAGGTTTACAAAAAAGAATACATGAGCCAACAAATGGCAACAGATTCATATCATATGATTATGGTAGCATAATGGAAAAAATTATTAAAAGTGATTATGACAAAGATAGAGCCTTAAAGATAAAACGCATATCGTTACTGTATAACATATTAAATGTTGATTTTTCTAAGAAAATTAACACATTCGAATCATCAATAGACAGCCATCATTTTACTAACAGCATTGCGTGTTGGGGTTCAAATTCCATACTTAAATTACCAAATTGTCAGTATGGCATGGATGATGACGTTGCCGGTAGGAAAGCGTCTATAAAATTATTAAAATCTGGCTATAAAGTGTTCATGTGGGGTGAGTTCAAACATAACAATACAATTTATCGTAATTGCAAAGATTTTAATGACATATTTAAATTAAAACCAATAAGCCAAAAAACATTTGAAAGTTATTTAACAGATTCAGAATTAGACATAATATCATTATGAAAAAAACAATAATATTCGACACAGAAACAACAGGCATTGTGCCAAAAGGTATGATGTACAAAGACCCAAATTATCCAAGATTATTACAACTTGCATGGGTAATATTAGATGAAGATGGGAACGAATTAGACAAAAGAAAAAACTATATAAAACCGAATGGGTTTTTAGTACCAAACACAGAATTTCACAAAGCAAATGGTTTGACACAAGAGGTGTGTGACAAAGGTGAAAACCCAATAGACGAATTGAATTTTTTGCTTGATGCTATTGAAAAATCAGAAGTTTTGTTGGCACATAATATGTTATTTGATTATTTTATAATAGCTTCAGAATTACACAAAAACAACATAATTAGGAAAATAGAAAGGAAACCTAAGTATTGTACAATGATGTCAACAATAGATTTTTGCCAACTACCGTCACCATATGGAAGAGGATTTAAATTTCCTCGTTTGGAAGAACTTTATAAAAAATTGTTCAACGAAACTTTTGAAAATGCACATGATGCGTTTGCTGATGTAAAGGCTACCGCAAGATGCTATGTTGAATTAAATAGACTTGGTGTACCAATAAAAGAAGTATTAAAATGAGAGTACCAGGAACCAACATAATAGTTGAACAAAATAGCGATCCAAATAAGGTTATTGGTAATATCATATTTGATCATAGCAAGAAATATACAAAAAATATGGGTGTTGTTAAATACCTTAGTAAGTTTTGTGAAACAAATCGTGGAACAATTTGTGATATAAATATTGGCGATATAGTTCACTTTTCTGATGAAGCTGGTGTATATATTGACAAAAAAAACATGAAAAACATTCTATTGATAGATTACAGAGAAATAATACTAATATCTGAATCAGAAGAAAACGAAATTTTTGTTGGCGAGGACATGAGATTTTATTTAGAAGAGGACATAGCAAACAGACAAATGGAAAAAACATCTAATAATTAAACAAACACAAAATGAAACAAACAAAACGAACAAAAACGAACAATTTCTTTAAAAATGGTAAAATATCATTTGTAATGGATGGTGCAGCTGGTAGTTCAGGCAAAAGCTTAATATCGTCGTATTTAGTGAAACATGCTAACAATGTTGATTTTATATTATCAGCCTTTACGCCAAACGCAAGTCACACAGTTATAGATGATGATGGCAAAGAATTTGTTTTTAAAATTTTTGCAGGTGGTTCACAATACCACGAAAAACTAAAAGCTGTTTATATAACAGATAATGCTGCAATAGAGTTAAAAACTCTGTGGAAAGAGATTGACTATCTTGGTATACCAAAAGAAAAGGTTAGAATTTCTCCAATGTGCATGATAGTTCAACAAATAGACATTGATTATGAAGCTGGACTGTGTGATCTTGATGGAAATTATTATTCAAAGAACGAGTTGAGGGATGGTACTGTTAAAACAGGGAGCACTTGTTCTGGTAGTGGCACTGTTTTGGCTAAAAAGGTTCTTAGAAATAAGACACTGGTAAAAGCCAAAGATGTTGAAGAACTGAAAGAGTTTTTGTATGAAATGGATGAAATAATTTCAAGACTTGAAACAGGTGATAGAGGTTTAATGGAAATGGCACAAGGGTTTCCATTGTCAGTGAATCATCACATGTTTGCACCGCATACAACAAGTAGAAATGTTACAGTTACTAATGCTATGAATGATGCTATGATACCACCAAGATTTGCTGGTAACGTTTTAATCAACTTTAGAACGTATCCAATCAAAATTCATAGTAATAAGTATAAATGTAACAAAACCGGTAAGTTTCTTACATGGGATGAGGTGAACAAGATGAAGACTGATATTGATTATGTTGTTGTTGAATCAAATTCTGGCGACTTTTATCCTGATCAAACAGAAATGAGTTGGGATCAAATAACCAAAGAATCTGGGTCTGAAAAGAAACTCATGGAATGCACAACACTTACAAAATTACCAAGAAGAATAGCTTCATTTAGTAAACAAAATCTTGTAGAGGCAATTAGATTCAATGACACAGGTGGTCAAATTTGGTTATGTGTTAATTTTGTTAATTATGTTGTTTCTGGAATCTATGGTGAAAGGGAGTATTTTAACTTACACATTGACTTTGAAAAATATGAAAAACTTCACAATTGGATTCATGAAAACATAACCAGAGTTATATATGCAGACAATTCTATAGACGAAACAAGAGTTTCTCTTAAATATCTTGGTACAGGTGAAAAAATCGAAGATAGAATAGAAATGCCATAACCAAAATCATTTCACAAAACAACGCTCATAAAATAAATAACTAAACAGTAAATCTATTTTATGAGCGTTGTTGTAAATGAGCGTTGGTCAACAAAAAGAATTGATGAACTTATAAAGAATTTCAATAAAATTGGCGTTATACCAGACAAGCATCCATTCTTTAATAGAAAAATAGGTAAAAGGAAAGGTGAAATCAACTTCAGTTGGACACAAGAAGAACTTTTAGAATTATCAAGATGTGAAAATGATATAGTTTACTTCGCAAATACTTTTTGTAAAATTCTTACTGATGGTCACGGAAGACAATTTTTAAAAGATGTTGGCGGTATAAGAGATTATCAGGAAGATCTTTTAAAAATGTTTCAGGACAGCCAATTCAACATTGTTTTGGCTTCAAGACAAATTGGTAAGTCTATTACAGTTGCTATATATGTGTGTTGGTATTTGTTGTTTAATGATGATGCTAACATACTTCTTTTATCAGAAACAGGTACAAAAGCAAAAGATTTACTTAAAAAGATAAAAGACATACAGGACAACTTACCATTTTACATGCAAGTTGGTTTATTATATGATTCAACACAACGAAGAATTTATGATAATGGTTGCACACTTATTAGTGAAAACACAACAGAAAATAGCGGTGTTTCTGGGTCGTATCAATTCGTTTATTGGGATGAAATGGCATTATTAGACGCACCAACACAAGAAAAGATTTTTACTGGTGTATTCCCAACAATGGCAAGTTTTGGTAATAAAGCCAAGTTTATTATAACAAGCACACCAAGAGGAAGAAACAATAAATTTCATAACATATGGAACGGTGCTACAAGTGAACTAGATTCACCAGAATATGTGCCGTTTTCATATGCAAAGGTCATGTGGCATCAGGTCAAGGGTAGGGGTGAAGAATGGGAAAGAAAAGAAAGGAAAATAATGGGGGATGATGGTTTTGATAGAGAGTATGGATTATCTTTTGATGCTGATGGCGATTTGCTTATAAGTGACGAAAATAAAAAGAAAATAAGCAGCAATTTTGTTAAATATGTAAGATATGAAAAAGATCACAAATTTTACAAATTATTCAGTCATCACCCAGATTTCAAAGTATCCATGTTATCTGATCCAGAAAGAAAATTTCATATATCAATCGACATAGCTGGTGGAAAGAAGAGAGATTATACTGTGTTTAATATATTTGAATTGAAATTCAAATCTTATGATGAAATAAAAGATATGGATTTTATCGTTGACGAAATGGACTTCTTTAAATTAGAACAAGTTGCTATAATAAGAAGTAATGTTATAAAAACAGAAATAATGGCTATGTACCTTTATGACTTTATCATAAAGTATATGATTCCACATAATATTAGAATAACCATAGAAATTAATTTTGAGGGCAAGTTTTTTCTAAAGAATTTGTTTGATTATAAAGGTAGAAAGAATGAACTTAATAATTCAAGAGAAGATATGATTGTAGAATATCCACTGAACATGAATTTTGATAAAGACAATGCCATATATGAATTTGGAATAGTTCAAAACGAAAAAACTAAACAAGATACATGCAAGACCATAAACACGGTTATTCGTGACAACCATATTGTTATAAACCACAGTGTAACTGTTGAGGAGGGTTTGGCGTTTGGCTTGAACAAAAAAGGCAAATATCAAGGTTTATCAAAAAACGATGATTGCTTCATGACTGTTTTGAATATAGCAAATTATAAAAAAACAGATGAATATGAAGAGCAGGTTAATGAAATAATAAATAATTTGGATTCTTATCAATTAGAACTAATAAGCAAAATAGTTGGTGAAGATGATGAAGAAGATGATGACATATATTAATGTAACAAAAGTTAATATTGTGGGTTTTTTATTAAATTATTATTAACTAAAACAGTAAAAATTATGAAAAACATTAAATTTAACATATCATCATTGGTGATATGGACCAGGTTTCTTTGGCTAATACCATACAAAAAAGAAACAAAAACTTGTATTGATTCCATAACAATTGATGGTGTCGATAAAACAGCTGAAGATGGAATAAGAAGTATTGATGAAGCACTTGCAGATTGGTCTTCAATAAATCAATCTGTTAATAGGGAATTATCACAAGCCAAAGATATATGTAATAAGCTATCAAATCACATAGCCATAAAATCATGTGACCCAATACTACCAAGTTTCAGATCTCTTGTTGCAGAATTATTTGTCGCACAAACCATTAGAGAGTTTGAAAAAGGAACAAAAATTGGTGAAAATTTGAAAACCTTTATGTCACTAAACCGAATTGATACCAATAAAAACCTGGACATTTCTGTTTATGAAGATATTTGGGCAATAACCAAGAAAAAATTACATGTTTTTCATAGAAACGTTTATTGTTTCAAGATGATAATGGATGATAAAATGTTTACCATAACTTTCAAGTGATAATTATTGTGGACGACAGAAAAGACATAAATTATAAAACGGTTGAACTATTTGATGATAGTTCAACCGTTTTTATAAATAAGAATGTTGTGTCCTCTGAATACCTATCATCTGATGAAATCCAAAAATACCAAGACAACGAATTATTTGAAAGCATAGTAAAAACGTTTTACAAAATAAATCACAAAATAAATCCAAAATATAGAACTTGTATTGATTCTATTTTAACAGATGCTTATTTAGTTAACACACCAATTTCTTACGACAATTGTAACGACTATAAAATTTTGTACAGAAGAGATAATACGTGCATAATATCAAATGGAAAAAATGTCTTAGAGGTTAATATCAACAACATTAGTATAGAACATGGCAATATAGGTTCAGAAGTTATATCATATATTTTTTCAGAGATTTACAAAATTTTAAAAAACGACATAAATGATTATACAAAATTTTTCATTTATTTTTCAGACATTTTTAACATAGAATACAAAGATTTGTATGACAATGTGTCATATAAACATAGAACAACCATAGAATCAACCATAAAAAACAAATTCAAGTATTTGTTTTCAAACACAGATGCAGCAATGTGGTAAAGCTTGGCACGATTTTTGCTGTGTTATAGTATGAATTTAAAACTTAACTTAAACTTAACTTAAACTTAAACATGGAACAAGAAAAAATTTATGTGAACAATTTCACAAAACTATCACAAAATTATTTTGAATCAAGATCACAAAAAGATTTTGCCAAAATTTATGCAGAAATAAGAATAATAGCCATGTCTGCAGCTAAAGGGCTAACAGTAGATTCACATGATTACGAAAGTATAGTTGACGATATTTCTATGAAGCTTTATTTGAACTTTGATAAATATTATCAAGAAAATAAAAGTCTTTTATCTTTTGTCTTTGTTTCATGTAAACGAAAGTATTATACACTCAAGAAGACATACAACAAAAGTATTTGTGAATCAGACATGATAATAATAAATGACAAAGACGGTGGAGAAACATCAAAATTTAATCAGGCTTTGACAAATTATTATGGCGATTTTGTTGACCAAGAAAATGTGGAGGTTGATGCAGCCGATAACATGTTGCATTTATCGACAGATAGACAGATAGACAGAGTTAAAGAAATTGTTAAAGAAATGTGCTATAACGATAAAGGTGAGTTTAATGAAGACGAACATACCAAAATGATAGATATTCTTACACTAAGAAACGGCGAGTTTTCTCTTGGTGAAAATTTGGAAGAGTTAATACCATATATAAAAAATGAAGAAGTTGGAAGCGTGTCAGACTTTATTAGTCCAACCATAATTTCTAATAAATATGGTATAAAGAACAGAGCAACTGTGTCGGCAAAAAGAACAAGAGCCATAGAAAAAATAAGAAACATAATTTTGTCTGATATATCAAATTCAGAGATTTTTGACAAAGTAAATTATACAGGGACAAAAATTGTTAAAAAAGACATAAATGGCAAAATATACACACACACATATGAACTCATAGATGGTGTTGCAAATGGGGAATACAAAAAAGAAATTTTGATTAATTCAAAGAAAACAACTCTAACAATAGGAAAATTTGAAAATGGTAAAAAAATAGGCATATGGCATCATTTTTTTGTTGAAAACGGATCTTATATGGGATATGTAGATTATAATAGTGGTAAAAGTTTTGAATATACTGATATGGACGAAACAAGTATGGAAACACGTATAATGAAATTGTCTGTGTAATATGAAGTATAACGAATTTTATGACGCTATTTTTTCTGTTGGTGAGAATCTTATTGTTAAGGCAGATTGCTCAAACAGTTGTTTTAAGCAATCTTCTGACTATGTTACCATAATAGATATTTTTATAGATAATGGTATCATATGTTTCCATGTTGAATGTGAGGGAGAAGTGTTGCAAGATACTGATATGTGTCTGGAAACAAATGGCGTGTTTGATATAACAGCTGATGACATATTGAGTGTAGAAACCAACCAATATACAACAAAATACCTTAGCGATCTTGTTGATAGCAACAATGTTATAAACATTGATTTGGTTGATATATCTGATATTACATTGACATCAATTATAGATATAAAAATGGATGTGGATATTGAGATAAAGAACTTGTCTGAATTAATAAATAAAACCATAAACAACATAACATATTTGTCAAATAATTTGTTGTTTAATTTTACTGAAAAACAAATTATGATTTTGAACAAAAATGGAACCAATTATTATGGTTATGATGAATTGGTTGGCGTGCCAGAATCATGTGAACCATGTGACCACATGGTTTTATATAATAAACTTAAACAACAAAAATCTTATTTAAGATCATTAAAAACAATAAAAACAATAATTAAAAACAACAAAAATGGATAAAGTTAAAAAAAGAGATTTAAGCAACATTAAACAAAAATTAAACAAGGCAAACTCAATAGAGTGCACGAAATTAGCATTAGCTTTGATGGAAAACCACAAAATAATTGATAAAGAACTCAATAAGTTATCACATCAAGTAACTTCTAATAGTTTGACTGAAAAAACAGAAGGATATGAACAAATTGTTGAATTTGAAGAACAAATGAGAGGATCATATCCAACATTTTGCAAAGAGGTTCCAGGTGGTGGATTGCAACTTGTTGATAAAGATGGCTGGACAAAAAAACTTGAAGAGTTAAAAGAAAAATACCCTTTGGGTAGAAAATTTTTTGATGAGAATGAAATCAGAATAAATGGTATACTTGAAGAAGAAGTTGAACTTAATTTTAAAAAATTAAACATAAATTCTATACCAGATTTGAGTTTGGACATGATTAATACAATAAGTTTCATGTTTAGTGTAAACCTTGTTAAATTAAGTTAATCGTATCATCATAAAGGACATATAATAAAAATGTGTCCTTTTATCACACTAATATGAACAATAATAATTATAATTACAATTTATCAAAGATAATGGATTCTTTGATTGAAGATTATAAAGACAACAAAATCAACAAATCTTTAATAGATAACTGTGTAATCTCATCAATAATAAGAAGTATTGGATATTATAACTCTGATTGGTATCAAAAATTGGATTTGTATAGAAACAAAATGTGTGACAACATATCAAATTTTTATGGTACCGGTATGACATTGGAACAAATTGATAAAATAGAGAGAGTGTTTATGTCAAAATACGTGAACAATAAATTGGCTACATTAGAAGCAAATTTTAGGGCGACATTATCTTTGGTTTCTTATTGTAAGGGTCTTAGGGGCAGCATGATTGAAAATGAAATAAATAAAAGAATGAATCCACCAAATGTCAATAAAAAATTTCAAACCAATACGAAACAGTCCATATAATCAGGGTTATTACAAGTGCAAAAACCCACAAAAATATATTGGCGACTTAAAGAAAATAATCTATAGATCTTCCCTTGAGTTAAAGGCGTACACAGAGTTTGATCTTGATGATACAGTTGTGCGTTGGTCTGTAGAACCGCCACAATTGAAGATATCATATTTGTATGTTGTTGATGGCAAAAGACACTCTTATAATCCAGATGCATATATAGAAAAAATCAACAAAAACGGTTTCTTAAACAAATTTGTCATAGAAATAAAGCCAAAGAGTTTACTTATAAAGCCAAATAAACCAATCGTGGCTGATAGGAAAAAATATGTGGCATATAAAAAAAGATTGGCATTTTGGCTAAAGATAATGAACAAAAAAATGGCTGCAGAAAAATTTTGTGAATCAAAAGGTATGAAATATATCTTTATGACAGAATCTTATATTAACAGAAATCTTTAAACACCAAATTTTTGTATGGTGCAATCCACACTTAGCGATGTTGTTCTATGACCCATAGTTATTCTATATCTTATGTCGGCTGGTATAATTACAGTAGCACTACCATATCCAACCACTCTTCCAACCACTCTGAATATATTAGTTCCTATACCTGTTTCCAAAAATATCTGTATGTCAGTGTCACCAACGCCTTGTGTATAGGTATATAATATTCTATCATATTCTTTTGCTGACAAAGACGTAATAGAAGTTGAAACAGAACCAGATGTATTAGTAAGATAAACCAAAGAACCAGATGTGTTTCCAACTATGTTCCAACTAGCATCAAATGTTGGATTTATCGTGCTGACATTATTTATCAATTTTACTCTGCCTTTTGTTGAACCAGCCCCACCAACTAAGTTTATATGCCCTCCTCTACTTGTTTGGCTTGAACCACCAGCAATATTAATATCACCGCCTCTACCAACTCCAAATCCACTGTTAACATTATATCCGCCAATAACATTTATGTCACCTCCATCAAATCCACTTTTTCTACCTATGATATTTAGAACATTAGATATTGATGTGTATATGTTTGCTTGGAAACCATCTGGCGTTAACTTTGCTAAATGTACGCTTGGTATCGGTATAAGCGTTTCACCAGCAATGGTTTGTGCTGATCCAAAAACAGACATCAAAAACTCTCCATTTTTAGATGCTGCATAATTTGAACTGTTGAACTTTATCCTACTTTCAGATGATGTTATTTCTAAGCCAACGCTATTATTAAAAATAATGGTTATAGAAGTTAACCCAATATCAATTTTCTGATTAGCCGAGTTTGATAAAACAACATTGGTTGAATTCATGGAGAGATTTCTATTAGTATCATATATCATACTAATAATTGTTGGTGTTATTTCAAATTTGTGTGACGAATGTTCCATCAACAGTTTTGTTCCATCCATTGTCATATCACCAATATTTGTTGGGAATGATGGGTTTGGATAAACGAATCTAAAAGTCCCCATACCATGCAATGTGTGTGTTGGTACGCCTGTCCCAGTACCAATACCAACTCTGTCATTGTGTATTGTGATGTTATTTTGATTACCAATTCTTAATTTTTCTGTGGTTGGGAATGTTAACAACCAAATGGATTGTGATTTTGAAAATATTAATGAATTTGTGGTGCCCATATTTTCTATATCAGACACTCCGCCAGAGAATACTAGTCTATTGGTATTAATCATTTTGCTGGTTACACCAGAATTTATGTCATTTTTTGTGCCAAATTCTGCTTGGTTATTTTTTATAACAGACCATTCAACATTTGATTTTATATAATATATGAAATCCATAGATGTTAAACTTGCTGATCCAGTGGGGGTGTTTCTAAATTTTAAATTTAATTGTGAGAACGGTTTAGAATCAGTACCAAACGCATCGGCTATTTGGCTGGGGGTTGTGTTTGATTCTCCCAATATGTTACACAACGTCAACGTGTCCAGATCTGAACCCACAAACGTGTTATTACCAATAATCAATCTCATGTATTCAGCATCGCCACCTATTCTTTTTGCCAATAATATATTTGATTCAGCATTTATTGTGTCAAAATGCCTCAATTTATGATTGGAAATGATACCCTGCGTACCAAAAATTAATTCATCAACAAAATCTGATGGAACATTTGGTGTATAAGCCAAATCATATTTCAAAATACCATTGTCATCTATGATTTCAAAATATTGACCAGCATCATTAACCACTATGTCACCCAAATTATAGTTTGGATTCAAAACCAAACCACCATCTGTTGGAATATTATCAAAATGAAAGACACTACCAACATCCCCCTTATCCCCCTTATCCCCCTTAATTGATAAACCAGACCAACCTATGTCACCTTTGCTACCTTTGTTCATAACATTGACCGTGTGAAGATATATCTGATCAAAGTTGTGTTGAATTTTTTCTTTCAATGTCGATAGGGCATCACCATCTTGCAATTTCTTTAAAGTGATGTCTGGGTATGATGTAAAATTGTCAACCATCTTAATTTATATTTATATTTTTATTTAGTACTAAGCTTAATTTTGTCAATATGTTAACTGTGTCCCACGTTTTGTCTTCTTCGTCCCACGTTTTATAATGAGTATACCAGTTATCATATACTGTGTCACCATTTATTAACGATAAGTTTTTGTTTGATATTATGTATCCATCATTATATTTATTATTCGAACTTGGTTTTATGAACTTTATTTTTCCTATTTCAGAAGTATAATTAACATTTTCATCTGATATTATGTCTTTTATGTTAGAAAACGACAATATTGATTTCATTGATTCATAACATCTTGTAACATCAGATACCTGATACCAATCAAATTTTCTAAGGTCAATGAATCCTTTAACATAACTGAATAGCATAACAGAATTTATAAGACTACCATTTAGTGCCAAAACAAAAATTTTATCATCAACAAATCTAATTGTGTTATTTGTTACATTAAATGGTAATGGGTTTGACGGATTCCATAATCCCAATCCATCAGCGTTAACGAATGTTGTTATTACTGATAAATCTTTATTATTTATACCAACCAAAGACCCAAATTCACCATTTGATTGTTTTATCCAATTTGATACTTTCATTATATTACCATCGAATTCAATAGAATCTGGCGGTGTTGGCGAAACCGATAATTTGTTTTGCAATTTAATACCTCTAAATTTGTCTGTTGGATTACTTAATGAATCTTGATAAACTAAATTTGGTATTGGTGGATATTCAAATTCGTCACCAAATAGAAAAGTTCCATTTGTGTATTTCTTTATGCCAAGCATAACATGTAAATATAAATAATCAAGTATTATCTCACCAGAATCAGTTATGGATTTCCAATCAGATATGCCTATTTCTATAACAAGCACTATGGCTTTGTGATTATCGTTTTTTATGGTTTTTATTTCAAATGGTTTATTGCTGCCTTGATAGATTTCATGTATATCCCTTGTATTTAACACAACAGAAAATCTGTAACCATCCAATGACATATCAAAAGACAATTTAACGCCTCTGAATATTGTTTCGGATATATCAAAATCATTATTCAATACTATGTTTGAATAATTTTTATCAAAATACTCCCTAAAATAGTCATATTTGGCACTTTTAAATAAACTTTCATCAAATATTCCCCCCATTAGATTTGATATGTGATACCAACTGTGTGTGTATAGTGATGTGTCTGATTCTTTTGTATCAAAATCTGGAGTTGTTATGCCATCCATATACATATTACCACCGTTTATGCTTATTGCGTTTCTTATGCACCAATTATATTCATTGTTAACTTGTTTGCCAAAATTTAACAAGGGTTTCACATTATCAACAAAAAATTGTACCTCATTATCATCATTATAACTTTTTATCATAACTTTTGGGTTACCAGATATGATGGTAAAATTTTCATCTGTTGCCGCAAACGTATCAACCAACGTCACATTGTTTGATACACCATATTGAACGCCATCTGATTCAACAATAAATTCTGAAGAATCTCCTATTACTACATATGTTTCGCCAATTGTTAGTTTTGTCTGCTCTATATAATTACTTAGATAATCTACAACATTTGATCTGTTTATTAGTATTTCTGATTCGATTTCTGATTCAGGATAAACAGATAACACACCATATTCAATTTTTTCTCTTTGGAATACTCTAATATCGTCCACAAAACCATTATAGTCACTTTCTGCACATGATATTATTTTGTTATTCATGTCAACTAATTCATCTAAGCCATTTGTGTTTTGGATATCAACGAATGTCAAGAATTTTGTTATTTTATGATATCCTATTTTACTTTTCATATAACCGCCCAAAACTTTATTTTTATTATCTATATCAATGATAGATGTTATATAATTGTTGGTGAAACTTATGTCTGTATTATTAACAATTGTCAAGTCAACATTTGTTGATATGTTTTTTATGTCAAATGATAGGAATTCGTTTGTTGATGATACTATTATTTTATTATCAATTGCTTTGGCTAATAAATTGTTGCTGTAGCCTACTTCGTTATTAAATGCTTTTGATATTGATATACATTGTTCTGGTAACGTACCACTTGGATTAAACACAAATCTTTCTGCATCTGTTTTACCAAAATTTGGATTATTAAATAATTCATCAGCCAATAATATGATGGACGTATTTTCAAAATCAAAACGTATAGTATCGCTTTGTGACGTTGATGAATTCAATTCTAGAACTATTAACCTGGTGTAATTTTCAAGTATTTCAAAATCAATTGGTTCTTTTTCTTTGAATTTTGATAGCAATTGATCTGTTATGGTTATTTCGTTTTCTATTATTTTTGATGATGATGATATCTTGTTATCGCATTTACAATAATTATATGGAACATCACTA